CAAGTATTATGGCTCGGAGCGTATATTTACTTTAATTAAAACTGATGGTTTTATTTACCGATTCTCATGTGGTCATTGGTGTACTGATAACGTATTTATTGACTTAATAGACTTACAGCATAATAGATTTAATTATGAAATATTAGCAGGAAAACAACTAACAATTGAAATATGAAAACACAAAACAACATGACATCATTAATCAGCCAAGCTGAATGGTGGGTAAAGAAAACAGAAGTAAACCAAGTAAGAGGTAACTTTAATTGGAAACTATACATGAAAATAATTGAAGCTAAAATGAATGAGAAAAAGTGATTATCAGTTTATTTTCTTTGCAATCTTCTTAATAGTTTCTTTACTTTTGCATAAGTGATAGATGAACTTTATACCAACTTATATAAAAGGATAACTAAAAACATCTGTAGGAATCACTATCTGTGGGAGGAATTGCACTCAGAAGCCATCTTAATAATAGTGGAGAAAAACTTTAATCTTTCAGAAATCAGAAACATGAAGCACTTTTTCTCTGCTATTGTTTGGAAAACATGGCACTCCAACAAGTTTAAAAAAAACTTTATGAGGGATCACGTTCAATACATAGATAACTACAAATGTGATGTTTTGGTTGAAGAACAGCAAGAAATTGATTTTACAAGTATAATTAAGTTTTTAGAACAGCCACCAGAAACTGAAAATGATTACTATGAGCAGAATCTATTTAAACTATATTTAGAAAGTGGGGATGCTATTAAGTTAAGCAATAAGACTAAAATCCCTTACAGAACAGTAGTAAACGATATTAAAGAAATCAAAGAAAAATTAAAACGGAAACATAATGATCAAAATTCTCATTAAAGCCAATTTAGGCAACTTAAACGGATTATCTTACCATAGGTTAATTGTACCTTACACAAAGGTTTCAGACCTTGTAAACTTTAAATGTGATGTTTATGAAGACTTGGATGTGATACCTGATGAAGTAGTAAAAGACTATCAATACATAGTTTACCAAAGAGAAATTGATGTAAATGGTAACTCACTTGAAAAGATTAACCGATTTAAAAGGTTAGGATGTAAAGTTATATTTGATATTGATGACTACTGGCAACTACCTGCAACTCACGCTCTGCATAAAGTTTATAAGCAGTTTAACATAGTAAAACAAACAGAAGAGATACTTAGAAATGTGGATATAGTTACTTGCACAACTAATATACTTGCTGACAAAATAAAGCCATTTAACAAGAATGTTAAGGTATATCCTAACTGCTTAGACCTAACAGATGAGCAATGGCAACCGAATAAAATTAAATCTGAATTGGTAAGATTTGGATATATTGCAGGAGTTCATCATGTTCAGGATGTTAAAATACTTCAACTACCTATCCGAAAGGTTGCAAGGCATAACTTAAATGCTCAATTTGTTTTAGGAGGTTACACTCCAAACGACCATTACAAAGAATATGAGTTTGTTATGAATCATGGCAAATACATGAGACTTAATGCTTTATCTGTTTATGAGTATGGGAAAGCCTACAACTATACTGATGTTAGTTTAATACCATTAGAAAAAAATATATTTACAGAAGGTAAATCTGAAATCAAACTACTTGAAGCATCAGCCTATGGTAACGCTGTGATAGTTTCAGATGTTAAACCTTATAATATATTTCCAAAAGAAACTGCAATATTTGTAGATAACCACGATCTTAATGGTTGGTTTAAAGCAATTAAACGATTAACTGAAAGTAAACAAATGAGAATTGACTATGCAAGTAAATTAACAGAATACACAAACCAAAACTACAACTTAACAGAATGGACAGAAAAACGGAAACAAGACCTCGCATTGGCATTGGTGTAACTACAACACCAAACAGAAAAGAATACATTGAAACCTGGATAGAAAACTTTGAAAAAGTTAAGCCTACTAATTATCATTTACACATTCATGAAGATGTACATTACAAAGGAGTTGGATACTCAAAGAATCAAAATTTAAAAACTTTGCAAGATTGCGATTACATTTTTTTATTTGATGATGATTGTTATCCTATAAAAGAGGGATGGGCAGATTACTTTATTAACTCAAAACAGAAACACTTACTATTCTTAAATAAATCACATAATAAGATAATAGTACATGATGAAGTTGAAATCTACAATGATTGCGGAGGTGTGTTTATGTTCCTAACTAAAGAGGTACTTAATAAAGTAGGTTATATAAATTCTGACTATGGGCAGTATGGATTTGAGCATGCTGGTTATTCTAATCGAATTTACCGGGCAGGCTTTACCTTTGCGCCTTATCAACAATTAAAGAATACTAAAGAATATCTTTTTGCTATGGATTATAACATTGAACATAAATCAAGTATACCTGAATACAAAAAAGCAAAGTTAATTGAAGAAAATAGAAAAGTTTTTATAAATGAATTGCAAAGTCCTAAAATCTTTTATAATTTTGAAGAGTGAACGAACACATTTTTTTTAAATTAGCAACTCGCTCAAGACCTGAAAAAGCAAAGGCATCTATTGATAACATCATAAAAAATTGTAATTCACTTAATTACACAATACTTGTAAGTATTGATACTGACGATGAATCAATGAAAAACTTTGAATATAATGACGATAATGTTTACATAGCAAAAGGTTTATCAAAGAATAAAATAGATGCTATTAATCGTGACATGGACTTATTTGAGGGGTGGGATATTCTGATTAACACCTCAGACGATATGGTATTTGAAATACGTGGTTTTGATAATATTATAAGGCAGGATTTTAGAGGAAACTATGACCAAGTGCTACATTACTCAGATGGCAATCAAAAATCTAATATTATGACTATGAGTATAATGGGTGTTGATTACTATAAGCGTTTCAATTATATTTACCATCCTGACTATAAATCTTTATGGTGCGATGTTGAGGCAACAGAAGTGGCTTGGATGCTTGGTAAGTATGAATACATGGGTGACCTTAAAGTATTATTTACACATAGGCATCCTGCATGGGGATTGGCTGAATATGATGAACAATACCGAAAAACTGAAAGTCAGGAACACTGGGATAGTGATTACAAAGTATTTAAAGATAGAAAAGCAAGAAACTACGATATAGGGCAACATTTATTAATTTATCCACCAAAATACTACAATGTATAGTCAGAACAACGAGGAGCAAGTAATTTTAGATTACTTTGGCAATAAGATAGGTAATTTACTTGACATTGGTGCTAACGATGGGATTACTTTATCAAACAGCAGAAAATTAATTGAATTGGGATGGGGTGCTGAATTAATTGAACCTGCTGAAATACCTTACAATAAACTTAAAGAACTATACAAAGATAATAAAAAAGTTAAACTACATAATATAGCAATTTCAGATATTAATGGTGAAATGACTTTTTACAATTCGGGTGAACATTTAGGCAATGGAGATAGTGATTTACTTTCAACACTTTCAATTACTGATAAACAGAAGTGGGAAAGTAAAACAGAATACAAAGAAACAAAAGTAAAGTCTATGCGTTGGATTGATTTTAACTATTGGCAACTTTATGACTTCATAAATATAGATGCTGAGGGGTACGATTTATCAATTTTAAAACAAATAGATTTAATTGAAGTAGGATGCTCATGTTTGTGCATTGAGCATAATGGACATCAGTATAATGATATAATGAGAGAGTTAAGAAAATACAATATGAAAACTCTTTTAGTAAATAACGAAAATTTAATAGTAGGAATATAATGGGAATAACAGATTTTAGTTTACTTATTTTAAATAAGTATGTAAAAGCAAATGACAAAGTATTAGAACTTGGAGCACAAAACTTATACTCATGCGAATATGAGGGATCACCGTATGCGGATAAGTATTATAAACAGAAAAAATGTGAGTATACTTGTTTAGATTTAAACGAAGAGAATAACGCTTTAAAATTAGATTTAGGCACTAAACTAATATTAGAAAAATATAATGTAGTAACTGACTTTGGTACATCAGAACACGTTGGAATAAATGGCAAACATGATCCAAAGGCATTTTACAATTGTTGGTTAAATAAACATAATGCTTGCGAAGTTGGTGGACTTATAATAAGTGAGAATCCCAAAACGGGTAATTGGCCAGGTCATGGATTTAATTATGTTACAGAAGATTTTTATAAACAATTAGCCGAAACTAATAGGTATGAAATACTTGAAATAGGTGAGCACCCTGCAATGAATAACACAACTGATGGTTGGAATATTTACTGCGTACTTCGTAAAACACAGGATAAATTCATGACTATCACTAACTTTAAAAAATTAACATTTTTTACTGCATGATACTATCAATACTTATTCCAACAGTACCACAGCGTGCTAATTTATTTTTAGAGTTACATTCTGAAATAAATAGACAAATAGATATGTGTAATGCTTTTGGATTAGTAGAAGTAATTAGCGATCATGCACCTGTAGGAACAAAAACTACAGGGCAAAAAAGAAATGATTTAATTAATTCCGCAAAGGGTAAATATGTTTGGTTTATTGATGATGATGATATAATACTTGAAAATGCAATAAGATTAGTATTAGTAGCATTGGAAAAAGAACCTGATGCATTGGCTATTAATGGATTTATGACTACAAACGGAAGAGATAAAAGAGCATGGTACATTTCAAAAGATAATCCTTACATAACAGATTACTCAAGTGGGCAAGAAGTTTATCTACGCTCAACTAATCACATAACACCGATAAAAAAGGAAATAGCAAAGAGTATAAAGTTTGAAGACAAAAGTAATTTTGAAGACTATGCCTTTTGTATGGAACTTAAAAAGTTTAATTTAATTAAAACAGAAGTAGAAATAAAAGAACCTATTTATCATTATAGATACATTAACTATGATAAACTTTACTGAATGCGCAATAATATGCTTTGCGAATAGTAGTTATTCGAATGGAGCGCAAAGATTAAGAAATAGTGTAAAAGAACATAACTTTAAAGGTGAACTGTTTATTTTTACAGATGAAACACAAGTACCGTGCCCATCACATTCAAATAATCCTTATGCTTTTAAAACTTTTATATTTGAAAGAGTGAAAAACTTAGGATACAAAAAAATACTTTGGTTAGATTCATCTGTTTACGTAATTAAGAATATAGATCACATATTTGAATTAATTGATAAAGATGGGTATTTAATGCAAGAAGCTGGCCACTATGTTGGAACATGGGCAAACGATAAATGCTTAAACTATTTTAACATAAATAGAGATGAAGCCATAAATATGTTAATGTACGGAAATGCTGGCTTATTAGGTTTAAACTTTGAAAACCAAACAGCTATTGAATTTTTTAACAAATGGCATCAAGCATCAAAAGATGGTATCTTTATCGGTAAATGGAATAATAACGATAAAACAGAAAGCGAAGATGAAAGATGCAAAGGACATAGGCATGATATGACTTGTGGGAGTATAATAGCAAATCAACTTAAAATGAAATATCACTCAGGCAATGAAATATTAATGTATGGCGCACCTGAAGATGAACCATTAAACAATACAATAGTATTTAAAGCACAAGGAATAAACTAATGATACAACTTTTAGCAACTACCTACATAATAGCTAAATACATTCCTAAACCTAAATGGTTAATGAGAAAACCATTTACCTGTCCTTTATGTTTAACTTATTGGAGTTTCCTAATTTATCAGATAATTAATTTTACAACTTATTTTGATTTATTAACTATTCCTTTTACCTTTGCTTTATTGGCATCACTAATTGAACAGATAAACGATAGGTACTTATTATGATTCCACAAAACATAGCAGAGCAGTTAATCAAATGGGAGCAAATGGGTAAAAATTACTCACCAACATTCAACTGGACTGAACTAAATGAGATAGCTATAAAGAGTGGAAACAAACCTTTTAACTTAGGATGTGGAGATTGCAGAAAACAATTACTTGAATACTTACTTGCAGTTATAAAAGATGGAAGCAGTAAATAACCCAAAACACTATGGAGGGAATACAACCTATGAAGCTATAAAAGTAATAGAAGCATGGGAACTAAACTTTCATTTAGGTAATGTAGTCAAGTACATAAGTAGAGCAGGTAAAAAAGACCTTACTAAGACAAAAGAAGACCTTTTAAAAGCTAAATGGTATTTAGATAGATATATTGGTACTTTATAAATAAAATGGCTGAAAAGAAAGAAAATAACGAACAAAAGCGAACAGACGAAGCTAAAAGGATGTTATTGAATGCTTTAGAGAAACATTTGGGCATTGTAACACCTGCATGTAAAGAAAGTGGACTATCACGAACTCAGCACTATAAGTGGTTAAAAGAAGATAAAGAATACAGACAGGCAGTAAAGGAACTTGAGAATGTTGCTTTAGACTTTGCGGAGTCAGCATTGCACCAACAAATAAAAAAAGGTAATCCACTAAGCACAATGTTTTATTTAAAATGTAGAGCTAAGAAACGTGGATATATTGAACAGCATGAGGTAAAAGTTACCGGTAATATGAAATTCACAGCAGACTTTGGCGAGAGCAGTACTATACAATCCACACAAGAATCAGAAGAAAATACATGATAGTATAAATAAAGAAAACCATAAGTACTACGTTATAAACATCGGTAGGCAGTTTGGTAAAACTTTATTAGCTATTAATCAAATGTTATTTTGGGCTTTAAATAATAAAGGCATAAGGATAGCATGGGTAAGTCCTATTTATAAACAATCTAAAAAAGTATTTGATGATTGCTTCAAGGCATTTGCAAAGAGACCTGAAATATACAGAAAGGTTAATCAGTCGGAGTTGGTACTCGAATACATAACAGGTTCAACAATTCAATTCTTTAGTGCTGAGAGATACGATAACATTCGAGGTTTCACATTCGATTACTTAGTTTGTGATGAGTTTGCCTTCATGGATGAAAAAGCATGGACTGAAGTATTAAGGGCAACAGTATTGGTAAAAGGTAAAAAGGTTTTATTAATTAGCACTCCAAAAGGTAAAAACCATTTTTACAAAATGTATCAATTGGATGGCATTAACGAGCAGTATAAGTCTTTTACCATGACATCCTATCACAATCCAATGATTAATCCAAAAGAGATTGACGATGCTAAATTGACTTTGCCTGATATGGTATTTAGGCAGGAATATTTGGCGGAGTTTGTAGATGGTACTGCGACTTTATTTAACAATAGGCAGTTAAGTGATAATAAATCTTATGGCAGGTCATTTGCCGGTATTGACTTAGGTAGAGCAGACGATTATTCAGTACTATCTATCTTCAATGAAAAAGGGGAGCAGTTCTACATTGAACGCTGGAGGCATACCGATTGGAATAGTATTGTTAAAAATATAGCACAAGGATTGAGGACAAATAATGTCCAAACTGCATTAGTAGAAGTAAACTCAATAGGTGACGTTATATTTGAAATGCTACAAAAGGAATGTCAGGGATATTGCACTATTGAGCCATTCTTGACTACTAACCAAAGTAAAAAGGAGATAGTTGAATCCTTAATAGTAGCCAACCAAAACAAAGAGGTAAAATTCTTAAACGTTGATTGGTTGGATAAAGAACTTGAAATGTTCACTTATGAATATAATCCTAAAAGTAGGGTAATTAAGTATTCAGCAACAAGTGGATTTCATGACGATGGGGTTATGGCTACATGCTTAGCTTTCCATGCTTACACTAAATACAAAACAGGCAGATACACATTAATGTAAAACAAAGGTACTTTATAAAATGAATATGACAATAACAATTCCAACAACCTGGTTCGATGTATCAATAGATAAGTTTCCTTTAATCTATGATATTGTACGTGATAAAGATATTGATCCGATAGATAGAGAAATAAGGGTAATATCAATAATGAGTGATGTTCCTGTTGCTGATATTGAGAAAATAAGAATAGACAAATTAAAAGAACTTATTAAAACAGTAAACTTTGTTTTTAAAATGGACTTTCCTAAGCCTGTTCAAATGTTTAGGCATAATGGCTACAGATGGGTAGTGAGTTATGATATTACAAAGATTTCAGCAGGTGACTTTATAAGCATTAGTAAATTAACTGAAAGTGAAGAATCAATAATGGCTAATTTACCTCAGCTTGTTGCAATGTTTGTTAAACCTTACAAGATGAACTGGTTTAAACTTAAAGAAATTGAAATGAGTTATGAAGATAGGATTAAAAATATTCAATCAATGAATGTAGGAGTAGTTTATCCGCTTTGTGTTTTTTTTTGCAAGGTTATAGAGGATTTACATCCAATTATGGAAGATTATTTGGTAAATCAAATGAAGTTAATGAGGGAGAAGATAGAGAACGAACTGAACAACAAAAGCATTTAGATTATTGGAGTTGGTATGTTACATTGGATAACATGAGCGGTAAGGATAGAACTAAATGGGATTATTACTTAAATATGAATGTAGTGGCTTTTTTAAATTACTTGAGTTATATTAAAGATAGAAACAAATGGCATTAAATAAACAACAACTACAAGCATTAGATGACTTAACTGATAGCATTGATAATTTTGAAGTTGAGCAAGATCCTATTAATAAATTTTTAGATAGAGTAAAAAAGAATTTAGAAACATTTGGATTTGATGCATCTGGTAATATGTTCCAATCCTTAAAAGCATTACCAAGCACAAAAAAAGGTAAATATATTAGTGCAGTTAATATTCAAGCAGAAGATTATTGGCAAGACTTAGAAAACGGAACAAAGCCAAAAGGATTTTCAAAAGAAGAAAGAAAAAAGCTACAACCTAAGATTTTAGAATGGATAAAGTATAAACCATCACTTCAAGAGTTAGCAGGTAGTGTAGAAAAACAACGCTCATTAAGTTATGCAATAGCAACCAATATTTTAAAGAATGGAACTATTAAAAGATTTGGATATAGAGGAAAACCATTCTTAACACAAGAAATACCACAATTAAGAGAAGATATAATTAAACAATGGCAATAACAGTATACAACACACCTGCAAGCTATGCGCCTGCATACAATCAAATGATATTTACTTTGAGCAGTACAAGCTCAGGGCAATCTAATTTTAGATACATAGCAGATATTTATGTAAATGGTTCATCTGACTATACACGATTAGAAGTCGGAAAGAATCCAAGTAATAATTATGGAACTTTTGATGTAAGCGGAATAATACAAAACTTTTTAAGTAGGGATGCAGACGATAACACAACTACATTTCAGACATGCGGAAACTCAATTGCATCTTATGAGGTAAAGTTTGGTGAACAATACGGACCAAGTAGTGGAATAACTAACTACACTAATTTAACAACAAGTTCAGGTTATGCCTATAATGGTGTTTTCGATTCACTTAGTTTTTTAGATTACTCAGTTAATACTTATGTATTAAATAGTTCAGGTTCTAATTTTCTAACAGATAGACCAACATTTGAAACAAGGGCAGGTGAAAAACTTATTTTAGGTTTTATGACTGATGCTGTTAATGAAGCCTATAATTTAGAGATAGTTAGTTATTATGATGAAGGTACTATATTTAATACTGTAAGAACACAGAATCCATTTACAGCATTAAGTAATAGAGCAGACAGAAGTATTAATGTAAGGGTAGATCATGCCTGGTTAAGTAGTTTAACCAATAGTGATTTATCATTTGGAACAACACCAATATTTTCAGCAAGTTATGAATATTACACTATTAAAATAAAAAATAGTGCAGGCACAATAGTAAGTGAAACAATAACTATTTATCCAGGTGAAGATATTTGCAGTAAGTATGATCCTATCCGTTTTAAGTTTATGAATAACTATGGTAAATACGATTATTACACTTTCACCGGTGCAAAGACAAAAAACACAAACATAACACGAAATACATACAAAAGTAATCCAAACTCATGGAGCAGTACTAATTACAATTACAATCGAATGAGTAGAGGGTTAAACCAATATGAAACTATATTAGATGATACCATAACAATAAATAGTGATTGGATTACAGAAGATGAGAGCGAATGGTTAGAACAATTAGTTACAAGTCCAGACGTTTATATTTATGAGGGTGCTAACTTAGTATCAATAAATATTACCAATGCCAACTATGAAACTAAATATGTTGCAAGTCAGCAATTATTTAATTTGGTTATTTCATTTACCTATTCACAAAACAGAAAAAGACAAAGAAGATGATTTTAACTAAAATTTATATCAACAACGAGCAGATAGATTTAAAAGAAGATGTTTCAATCCCTCTTAATTTTAACATTGCTGATATTAGAGAACCTGAAAAGCGCAGTACAACATGGAGCAAGACTGTTATATTACCGGGTACTACATTTAATAATGATTTGTTTTCAAATATATGGAATGTTAATGCGGTCATTAATAGTACAGGCACTACTAACTTTAGTCCAAACTTTAATCCGAACTTAAAAGCACAGGCTGAGATAACATACAATGAAGCTATCCAATTTAAAGGGATTTGTCAGTTGTTAAATGTAAATGTTACTGATAAATACGAGATTGAGTATGAAGTAGCTTTCTTTGGTGAGTTGCAAAATGTATATCAATTTTTCAATAATAAGTTTTTAAGGGATTTAGATTTTACAGAATACGACCATGAATACACTCTTTACAACCAGCAATTAAGTTGGAATAATACGGCAGGTTATGTTTATCCAATGATTGATTATGGATTTGGGATTAATAGTCAGTTTAAAGTAACTGAAATGTTCCCTGCCTTGTATGTAAAGACTATCATAGATAAAATGTTTTTAGATGCAGGATTTAGTTATACATCAAGTTTCTTTGAAACACAACTATTTAAAAAGTTAATTATTCCTTATTCAGGAGCATCAACTTTAAAGCTAACAGCTGAGCAGGTAAGAGATAGAACCATGCGAGCAAGTAAAACATCAACACAAAGCATAATAAATAATAATAGTGGAACAGTTACAGCTCCAGAAGTAGCAAATGCAACACGTTTAATATATCCTGATAAAACAACACCTCCAAACTTTGACGATGGTAATAATTGGTTTGATCAACAGGGCGGTGTTAATTATCAAACATATGTAGTGCCTAAAAGTGGAACTTATAATTTAACAGCTTTTATAAAAGCTAATGTAACTCATTTACCAAGTACAGCAACAGCAGATTTAACAAATTCAACAGTAGGAGTAGGTATGTTTGCTATTTATAAAAATAGCATTCAAGTAATTGCTAATATACCATGTTACATGAAACAAATATCTGCACAAGTTAATGTAGATGATTCGTTTATGTTTACAGCTTCAAATTCAACAACATTACCTGCAACATTAACAAGCGGAACAACATCACTAACAAGTGAGGGACAATTAAGCATAACAACTTATCTGGCGCAAAATGATATTATACAAATTAAGTATGCAAACTTTGGTAGTTATAATCAACCATACCAAGTAGGTACATCTGTATTTTATTCAATATACAGCAATTCAGGAACTAAGCAAGAATGGAATAATACATCTAATTTTCAAATGAATGTATTACAAGATAGTTTTTTTAGTGTTCAATTAACAGATACAAATATCCAAGAAGGTGACGATGTTGAAGTAAATGTAGTATTGCCAGATAAAATAAAACAAAGTGACTTTTTCAACTCAATTATAAAAGCTTTTAACTTATTTGTAGAAGTAGACAAAGGCAATCCTAAAAAATTACTAATTGAGCCAAGGCCAACATTTTATGCAAGTGGAACTACAAGAGATTGGAGTTACAAACTGGATTACTCAAAAGAAACAAAGATAATTCCATTAGGTGAACTAAATAATAAAACATATTTATTTACCTATGCAGAAGATACTGACTTTTTCAATGCTGACTATAAAACCACATACAATGAGGTTTACGGACAAAGAAAATACGAAGTATTAAACGATTTCTTAAAAGGTGAAGTAGTTACTCAATTAATATTTAGTCCAACACCATTAGTTAATACAATAGGGCATGATAGGGTAATATCTAAGATTTACACATTAGATGCAAACGGAACTATTAAACCAACACAATCAAATATTCGTTTACTTTATTGGGGTGGGTTAAAACCAACTAATAACGCATGGCAACATATAGCAACAAGTGGAACAACAAGCAGGAATGACTTTCCCTATGCAGGACATTTAGACGATGTAAACAATCCATCATTTGATTTAAACTTTGGAAGTCCTAACCAAGTATATTATACAGCACAAAGATATACAGCCAATAACCTTTATAATAAATATTGGAGGGATTATATTGAGCAAATATCTGATAAAGATTCAAAGATATTCAGCGGTTACTTTTTACTAAATGAGTTTGACATTCAAAGTTTAGATTTCAGGGATTTGTTTTTCTTTGAAAATGAATATTGGAGGCTAAATAAGATTATAGACTATGATAGGGTAATGAATCAACCAACTAAATGTGAGTTTATTAAATTAAAAACATTACCTAATTATACAGACGATAGCGGAATAGATATAAACGGAGGTAGTGAAGACTTAGATAATTTAACTCCTGCTCCAACAGCACGAGGAATAGCATTTAATAATAATTATGTAGCTATTGGTGCATTGGTAAGTGGCAGAAATAATTTAGTTCAATCAGGTGATGGTGTTATTGTAAGCGGTCAGGATAATGTTGTAGGGGTAGGTTCAAAGAATGTAAACATAACAAGTTCAACAGGGGTTACAGTTTTAGGAGGAGTTTCCAATATATCAGTAACTAATAGCAGTGGATTAACAGTAAGTGAATCAAATGTTACTTACAACAATGGAATAAAGACAAATAATAATGTATCTTATAAACATTACATTGCTTTATTGTACCAAACAAGTACAAATGCACCAACACCTTACGTTTTAGAAAATACATTAAGCGGATTAATAACATGGACTCGTTCAGCTACCGGTGACTATGACGGAACATTAACAGGTGAATTTACTGAATTTAAAACTGCTATATTTTGTAACAATACAGGGCAAGGTGAAATACTTATAGCTAGAAAAAACAACAATGTTATAAGGGTTCAAACATTTAACTCAGCAGGAATAGCAAGTGATGACAAGTTAATCTATACAACAATTGAGATAAGAGTTTACAATTAAGGTACTTTATAAAACATGGCACTTACAAAAATAGTAATAGAAACCGAAATTGTAGGAGGTGAACAATCGGTAAATCAACTCGAAGATATAAAGCAACAAGCAGAAGGTAGTGTAAAATCACTTACTGATTTAAAAAAGGAATTTAAAACACTTCAAGACCAACTATCAGGACTAACACCAGGCACTAAGGAATATGTAGATGCTTTAAAAAGATTAGGAGCTGTTAAAGACGATATTGGAGACTTAAGAGCAGAGATAGAAGGCTTTGCAGGAGCAGATAAAAAGATACAAGCATTTACAAGTGTTATTGGTGGGGTTGCATCTGGATTTCAGGCGGCACAGGGTGCAGTTGCTTTATTTGGAAGTGAGAATGAAGATTTACAAAAAGCATTATTAAAAGTTCAGGCAGCAATGGCAATCACTCAAGGATTGCAGGGACTTGCAGGAATGGGTGATAGTTTAAAAGTAGTATCCAATGTTTTAAAATCTTCAACAGTTGGAACTTATGCTTTGGCTGCTGCTCAAAGAGTTTATAATGCTGTAATGGCAGCAAATCCAATAGGATTATTAATTGCAGGTTTAACAGCCTTAGTAGGAGTTATTGCTATTGTAGTTAATTCAATGGAAGATGAAGATGAAGCGCAGAAAAAGGTAATTGCATCACGTGAGGCGGAGCTTGCAGTAATGGATAGGCAGTTTTCACGATTTCAAGAAGAGTCAAATTTTAGGAGGCAATTGGCACAGGCACAAGGTAAAAGTGCAGATGAAATACTTGCATTAAATAAAAATCTAAACATTGAAGAGGGAAAGCTATTACAACAGCGTATTAATGTATTAAAACAAAATATAATTCATAGAGCAAAAATAATTCAAAACCAAGACGATGATGAAAAAAAGGAAACAATAAAAAGAAACCAAGAGGACTTAAAACAGATAACAGAATTTCAAAAAAGACAAAGAGAATTACAAAATCAAAATAAATTAGAGCAAGAAAAATTTGATACAGATGAAAGAAAGAAAGCAGAAGAAAGACAAAAGGCAGCAAATGAAAGAGCAAAAGCATTAAGGGATAAAAAGGCAGCAGATGATTTAGCGGCTGCTGAAAAGTGGAGACAGGAGCAACAAAAATTTATTCAATATGAAATTGATGCTTTAAATAATAAGTTTGGAGAAGAAGAACAGATAATTGCAGAACAACAACTTGCAACAAAGATTGCTTTAAATTATGCAACACCAGAAGAAATAGAAGCATGGAATGCTTATAAATTAAAACAACAACAAGACTATAATAACGCTTTTGATGCTGAATTAAAAAGATTAAAAGAAGCAGAAGATAAAAGAAGAGCAGATGCAGATGAGAAGATTAAAATTGAATTTGAAGCTGAAAAGAAAAGAAGAGAAGAAGAACTTGCAAATAGAAAAAAAGCAAAAGAACAAGAGGTAAAATTAACACTTGAAGGTTTACAAACAGTTCAATCATTAGCGGATGCTTTTGCAGGTAAAAGTGAAGAAAGCCAAAGAAGAGCATTTAATGTAAAAAAGGCGGCAAGTATTGCACAGGCAACCATTGAAACATATCAGGCAGCACAATCAGCTTATGCAAGTCAGATGGCAATACCAACACCAGATGCTCCAGTTAGGGCAGCAATAGCGGCAGGTATATCCATAGCAAGTGGATTGGCAAGGGTTGCAGTAATTGCAAAACAAAAGTTTGAAGCACCATCAACAGGTGGCGGTGGTGGTGGCGGTGGTGGTAACTTAGGTTCATTCAGTCAAGGTGGTGGTGGTGGTGGGCAACCTCCACAAGGATTAACAGCACAAAATACAGTTACACAAATTAATCCAGATGGAACAGTAGCAGGGCAAGGAAACCAACAACCAATGAAGGCTTATGTAGTGGAATCAGAAAGTAGAGCAGTAACAGAAAGAGTAAATAAATTAAGTAACAATTCAAAAATAGGATAACATGGAAAATTTACCAGTGTATAAATTAGTAATAGACGATAGTGACGAACTTGGTGTAGAATACATAGCTTTGGTAGACGCACCTGCCATAGAAACTAACTGGCACGCATTTAAAGACCATAACTTTGAAAGTTATGACGATTACCCAAAACAAGCAAGTGAGAATGCAAAGATAGCTTTGAGATGGGCAGAAGAAAACGGATGGGGTGATTGCGGAGAGGCTACAGGCAAGGCAAGAGCCAATCAGCTCGCAAAGGGTGAACCAATTTCACGTGACACGATTGCACGCATGGCATCATTTGAAAGGCATAGACAAAACAGCCAAAAGGCATTAGGTGATGGATGTGGTAGGTTGATGTGGTTAGCATGGGGTGGTGATGCTGGCATTGAATGGGCGCAAAGAAAATTAGAACAAATAGATAGACAAGAAATGGTTATAAATCCACGTACCGGTGAAAGTCAAGACGATTTTATGTCACGTTGCATGAGTGTTGAAATAGAAGCAGGAAAAGCACCAGACCAAGCATCAGCTATTTGTTATACCAAGTGGGAAAATAAAGGAATGAATCAACAGTTTAAATTCTTTGCTGATAAAGAACGTAGACTGATTTCGGGAGCTTTAATGATTGCAGATTTACCAATTTATAGAAGAGACGAGAGCGGAGAGTATTATGTAGTATTTGATAAGGACCAGATTGAAAAGATTGCACAAAGATTTTTTAAAAAAGGTTACACTCACAATGTAAACATGATGCACGATGCTGAAAGACAAGTTAATGGAGTTTACATGGTTGAATCTTTTATCATTGATAAAACAAGAGGTATAAAAACACCAGAAGGCTATCCAACATTAACAGAAGGTAGTTGGTTTGGAACTTTTAAAGTAGATAACAATGAAGTTTGGAATGATTTTATTAAAACAGGAGTGTTTAAAGGTTTTAGTGTTGAGGGTGCTTTTTCTCAAAGAAAGCTAAAAGATGCGCCTGTAGATGTTATTGAATCATTAGCGGATAGAATACACAATTTAAGAAAAAAAGTTGCTGAGATTGCAACGAAATAGAAAATAGGTACTTTATAAAAAAAAGAGAAATGGAAAATAAAAAACAATCGTTTAAAGAAGTATTCTCAGACATGAAAGATTTGTTTAAGGATATTTTCGGAGATGAAATAGTAAAGCAAAAGTTTGCTGACTATAAAGCTATGGATGGCACAATCCTAAGAACTGATACTGAAGAAATAGCAATCGGTTCAAAGTTACAAGTTATAACTCCAGATGGGGTTATGGATGTACCGGCAGAAGTAACTGAAATGGTTATCATGGTAAATGAGCAACCAATGAAAGTATACATTGAAAACGGAGTTGTAAAAGGTTTAGAACCTGAATCAGTAGAAGAAGAGCCAGTAATGGAAGAAATGAATAGTAACCAAGAGTTTGAAACTAAATTTGCAGAGTTAAACGAAAGACTAAGTAAATTAGAAGCTGCTTTAGGTTTATCAAATCAGGCTTTAGAATCTGCAAACAATCAGATTATTGCACAAAACGATTTAAACAGAAAGTTATTCTCTTTAATTGAAAAGGTTGCTGATGCTCCAAGCGTAGAACCAAAATCAACTGCAAAAGAAAACTTTAAAAAATCAACTTCAATGAGTTCATTGGAGGAGTTTAGAAAATTAGCATTTAAATAACAAAAATAAATAACAACTAAAAACAAAACAAAATGGCATTTTCATTAGGCACAATGACCGCTTATATTGAAGAAAATAAAGCGGACTTAATCACCAAAGCAATCCTTGGTGCAAAAACATTAGGATTAGGAGTAGATATTAGAACAGGTATCAAATCTTCTGCAAAGATTCCAGTATTAGAATCAACTGTACCATTTCAATCATTAGCTTGTTCTTTTACCTCTTCAGGTACTACAACAATCAATCAAATTGAAATCGCAACTGTAGGTATTCAATTTTCAGAGCAATTCTGTTTAAATGACTTGAATGTTTACTTTACACAGAAGTATTTACCAGCAGGTTCAAATGTAGATTCAATGTCAATTGCACAACAAATCATTGATAGAAAAATTGCACAGGTAGCACGTAACGTTGAAAATATGATTTGGGCAGGCAAAACAACTTATGGCAATTCAACAGTATTAAAACAAATGAATGGCTGGTTAGCAACTATTGACACAGCAGGTACAGCAGTTGCTGCAACACCTTCAACTTTAAACTCAACAAACGTATTAACTATATTTGATGATGTTTATTCAAAAGTTCCAGCTGCTGCATTAGTAAATGAGCCAGTTGTTGCTTTCTGTGGATTAGATACTTTCAGAACATTAGCTGCTAAGATTACTTCAACTTATGGTATTTATGGTTCTCAATACACTACTGATAACGTATGGAACAATTGGGAATTAATGTATCCAGGTACTAACATGAAAGTTATTGGTGTGCCAGGACTTAGTGATGCAACCGTTGATACAGGTTCTGTACCAAGTGCAGTACGAAATCGTATAATTGCTACTTATGCTTCTAACTTAGTATACGGAACAGACTTACAATCTGATACTGATACCATAGAAAGTTGGTTCTCACAGGACGACCGAGTATATAAGGTCTTCGGTAGTTTTAGAGCAGGTTGTGCAGTAAAATTCATCGACCACGTAGTACAATATACAAACGCTTAATATTAACTAAGGGAGTGTAAAAACTCCCTTTTAAAATTTATAAACCATGGCATGTACACTCATAGAGGGAATATCATTAGACTGTAGGCAAGGTGCCGGCGGTATTAAGAAACTTTATTTAACAGAGTTTGCAAACGTTTCATCAATTACAAGTTCATCAGGAAGTGTAACTGCAATTACAATGTCAGCAGGCAAAAAGTTTTGGACTGTTGAGGTTGAATTAGAAGATGCACAATTTGACGAAAATGCAACTGTATCAATTGAAAACGGAACAACTTTTTACGAACAAACATTAACTTTTAGCGTTTATAAAATGACTGCTAAAAACAGAAACATTGTTCGCTTACTTACTCAAAATAGATTAATGGTTATTGTTCAAGATGCTGATGATGTTTATCATTTAGCAGGTGAAACAAGAGCGATGCACTTAACAGCAGGCACAAGTTCAACTGGTAAAGCAATGGGTGACAAAAATGGCTACTCATTAACATTAACAGGTAAAGAACCATTGCCGGCTAACAAGGTAAATTCAGGTGTGATTTCTGGCATCATATAGTTTTCTGTTTTAATTAATTTGATTGCTTAGGAGTGTAGAAATACACTCCTTTGTTTTTTTACAATAGTTTAAATTTTAGGTACTTTATAAAATATGCAAATCATAAATAAAGGGCAAAATAATTTTCTTATTTTTACACTTAGTGAAAAAGTAACATTGGCAAATCCTTATTATTTATTTAGCTTTAAACATCAAGTGTTAATGAGTTCAGTTAATTTTATTGCAAGTGATGTTAGTGGCTTTCCAACACGCTTTAATAAATTTTTAATTACTGAAACAACAGGAACAGTAAACTTAACCAGTGGAGTTGTATCTTTGCCTGAAACAGGTTTTTATGAATATACTATTTATGAGCAAACAAGTTCAAGTAATTTGAATGTAGAAAATACAACAAGTATTTTAGAAATTGGAATGATAAAAGTAAATAGTGATTTACCTATTTATACAGAATACGATAATCAAAGTAAAACGATTATAACTTATGGAGAATAACATATATGATGTAATTAATCTTAAACTACAGGCACATAAAACACCTGTATTTAAAGAAGAGAAATCAAAAGAATGGGTAATTTATGGAGCAGAAAAAGAGGGCGGATATTATAACAATTATCCTGCTTACTTACTTTATTTGTTTAATCGTAGTTCTAAGCACAATGCTTTTATTAATGGTAAGGTACTTTACATTTGTGGTGCCGGTGTTGGCTTTGATTCTAATGGTCTTAGTATAGAAGATATTGCAAGGGCTAATGACTTTATCAATAAAGAAAACACTAACTATGATACTTTAAAAGATATTGTAAAAAAATGTGTATTAGATAAAAAGTTATTTGGTGGTTATTATTTAGAGGTTATTTGGAACAAAGCAGGTAACAACTTTGAGTTATTACATTTTCCTTATAACAACCTAAGAAAAGCAAAAGATGCTGAGGGTTATTGGTATTCAAAGGACTGGAGCAAAATGAAACAAACTCCTGAAGATACCGATTTAGAATACATCCCTTTATTTGACACTGAGAAACCAACAGGCAGACAAATATTTGTATCAAAAGAATACAGACCTGACTTAGATGCTTATCCATTACCCGATTACGTGGCTTCTGCTGTTTATGCTGAAATTGATGTTGAGCTTTCTAATTATAGATTGAATGCTATTAAAAGTGGCTTTAATGCAGGAACTATTTTAAACTTTAGCAATGGCAGACCAACAGAAGAAGAGAAAGAAGAAATTGAAGCAAGGCTAAAAGAGAAGTTCACAGGTACAGATAGAGCAAACAGCTTACTAATTTCATTTAGTGGCAATAGAGATTCTGCTCCAACAATTGAACATTTAACACCTCAAAATGTAGATGCTCAATTAACTGAATTAAACGACCAAGTTATTCAAGAATTAATCATAGGCCATCACATACCGAATCCAATGTTAGTTGGTATCAAAACACCTGGTGAGTTAGGAAGTAAAGACCAAATAAACGATTCTTTCGAGCTTTATAAATCAACTTACATAATTCCAAATCAAAGAGAAATAGAGAAAGACTTTAACTACTTATTGAAGTTAAAAGGATTTTCTAATCGTATCTATTTAAAAGAGTTAGACCCTATTGAAGAACAGTTGCCTATTGAAGAAAAAATTAAGGTAATGACAAAGAATGAAGTACGTGAAATGTATGGTTTACCTCCAATTGAAGAAGAGATTAAACCAATAGTTTCAAGTGCTGTTCATAGATTTGAATGTGAGCCTGAACTTGAAAATACTTGTTGTGAGCATGCTTTT